AACAGAGTTAGCAAAGCGCGTGCTGCCAACCGAAATGGAAGTGCGGAAACCGAAGTAAGCATCCGTCTGGTTGCTTAAGCCACCTTCGCTAGCGCTTACGCGGAAAGCCGGAGTGGGGTAAAGCAGGTTTCCTGTAAGAGGCACCGAAGAACTCAACAACATGAGAATGTTAGTGCTGCCGGTCATTACGGCGGGCTTGTTGGCGCGGGAGCCGGTAACCCAGTTACCACTCTGGCGTGGAGCGCCGGCAGAGCCGGAACCGAGGGTTGCCTCGTCCAGGTATTTAGTTATCCCCAACACTCCAAAAGGAAGATACTGAGCATCTGTTGCGCCGGCTTCGACGTCGCTGTTCATCTGTACGCGAATATACTGGGACACATTTGGCCAGTCACCTAGGGTACGATATCGACGTTCCGCGGCGACCCATGTAGTGTATTGGTTTCCAATCTTGCGAGCAACATAGTTGAGCGAAAGCGGATTGAGGTCACAATCACTAAATTGCTCCACTACTTCGACCACATTGTCGCTATCGCTGATGCGACGGATCATGACGGTGAAGCTCCCGTAAGGATTGCTGAGATTGGTAGACTCCTTGATATCCTGAATGGAGATCTTAATGTTACGGTTGCTCCAGTCTCCCGGAGAATCTAGAGAGACGACCTGGAAAAGCTGTTGTTGACTTGTAGCCTCATAGCTACCGGTGGCTGTGCTAAGATCCTGACCGATAATATAAGCGGTTTCCGATCCAACAGCGGGGTTTTTGAAACTGCTTCCTGCCAAGGAGTCGGTAGCATTATAGATTGGCAGCACAGCAGCATAGTAAACGCCGGAGTTAATATTAGTCTTCAGGTGTTGGTCAAAAGACTCGCCCAAGAAGTAGTTCACCTGTTGGGCGGGACTGGTCACTGTACCATTGGTAAGCTGGGGGTTTGTATTGAAGACTTTGCGGATGTACTTCTCCGAGGTCTCAGAGAAATTGAAGGAACTCGTAAGGCCGGTGGTACCCGAAGCGTTAGCTACGACGGCTTTGAATTCGTAGTTAGCATCCGAGATCGCATCAAAAAGGGTATTTGTGCCTTGGCCGGTGACGTATCCCGTGGGCATGCCTGAACCCGTACCGCGGTGGGATACAATGTTGCCTCTTAGCTGGACGGTCGTACCATTGGCGACATACCAGATAGCGGCGAGAGCACCAGTAAGGGGTACACCGCGATTGGCAGCAGTAGCTGGGTTGGTCCCATTGGGGAGAGAGGCCGAATCAAAAACGAAAAGACCATAAGCACTAGCGGTAGCACGAGAGGAGAGTTGCCATCCGGCAAGTCCTGCTCCCGATGCATTAGGAGTTTGTTCGCCGAGCAGGCGAATGTAAGTTAAAGGAGAACTGTTGCGTAGATAAGCCTGGGCAGCATATGTACCATACATAGGTGAAACCTGATTACCCTCTCTCCAGACGTCTCCACCCATACCACCAGGGACGGGTGAGCCAAATACATTCACGAATTCCGAAAAGGAATTGACTGTGACGGGGCGCATTGCTGGGCCTTTTTCGGCACGGCCAATAATGACGGGGCCTTCCCCTGCGGGAGAAGCAGGGACTTGGGAGTTGTCAATCTCATTGATGAACACTCCAGGGGATACAAATCGGTAATTCTTCACTGACATAAGACTGGGTCTCCTAAACCTTAGATATTCTTATTGTAAATAGTACCAGACCGTCGCAATAGAATACCCGTTTGCTATTATTCTCTATAAAAGGCGTCCTTCACCGTGGTGGGAATATCTCCCAGCATGGTGTGCTCTCGCGAAAACTTGAATTCAACAGCGTTTTCACGCTTCACAATTTGAGGCTGCTCTTCATTTTCGCCGGCTCCAATTAAATATCCTAACACCTCGATATTTATATTGGTTTCGTAGTTTCGCTCTGCCATTCCAAGATTGCTTTGGTTGGCATTATTTTGAAATCCGCCATCAATAAACACTTCATAATAATGACCCTCTTTGTGAATACGTTTTGGCATCCGTGAATTACCAGAGACTGTAACAAAAGGCTGGATCAACTGATTCATCTGCTGCTGGTATTCAGTGCGTAGAGAAACTTGGTATTTAACCTTGATCCAAGTGGGGAGAGGAATAGTGATGGTTTCATACACGACGCGCTGAGTTGACATGTCTCGTTTGCTGCTGTTATACATCTTGGATCGTACATCGTTGTTGGGGCCATAACGACGGTTGGCGGCTGCATTTTGAAACTCGGCTGTCTTTTTCTGATTAATTCGACGAGCCACTGTAATCGTCCCGCCTTTAGGATCGGGGTAAGGATAAAGGTTTGCGTAGACCGTACCCTTAAATGTCGGATCTTTGGTGACGTCAGTTCGTGTCAGGGTCATCAGGGGTAATATCAGGGTGCCCTCATCATCGCGTAAATCTTTATCATTCTTGATCTGAAAGGCACGTTCGGACGTCACCCAAAGGGGTGGAACACGGTTAAAACCCTCGTTTGTGCTCACGAATAGGTCTAAATCATGGGTCAAAAAGTCCATCATGGCTCCGTCGATTGTCTCTAGTGTCGAAGACATAAACTCGATTACTTGAAGTTCTCCTTCAACTTTCTTGTCTCCCATATAAGCAAACCGAATGGGGATCTCAGATTGGAGTTGCGCCTGTGTTTTTTTACTTCTGGACATGGAAATTACCTCTTCTAGACTTGATACACTCTGCGCTCACTTGGAAAATGTGTTCCACTTGCCCAAAATAATATCTAGTATTGTTATAGGTACGCACGATTTCATAATATTCCTCGCCATATTGAACAAAGTCCCCGGGTCGCACGAAAAGATCCTGGTCTTCTACCAGTCGCCGGCGATGAAAATTTACTGTTAGCTTGGTTTTATATTCGTAACCATACTTTTCGTTGCTTTGTTCGTTCTCAACAATAACATAGGCATAAACACGGACTGGTGGAAGCATTACCTTGTTCATAGCTTCCCCGTACACATTGTGAAAGTTAGTGTCTTCCAGAGATACGGGATAATAAGCAATAGTTTGCCCTAACACTCGTTCCGCTAATTCATCATTAACCTGCTTAACAAGGTCTCGCTCCTTCTTCCCAAAAAACATGGGAGGAGGGGGGGCCGCTGGCTGTGCCCATTTATCTTTAGGGTCGGCCATGGGTCAGCTACCCTACGAATATACCCTGAGGTATATTTTGGAGTACTTTGGATGTTGAATCTTGTAAAGTTGCATCGGAGGTGGCCATACTAACATATGTCAACTCATCAAGGGTTGTCTTGAGTTCTTCCCTAAGAGCATCTTGCTCTGCCTTTGCTTGACCTAAAAGTTCTGCAGCGTTAAGAGTGACGCTCTCGCCTGGAATTGGAACGGTTGCAAATTTACCTCGAACCTGGCCTAACATCTCCTTTGTCAGTGCTAGGGCAAAGCGACGAATCCACTGCTTACCAATAGCATTGATGTTCTCAAAGGGGATGTTAGTAAACGGGAGGGTATTCATATTATTGATTCCCTTGATTCCCGACTTAGGCTCTCCAGATCCCTCTTCCCATGGAGCATATTGGTTTTCAATACTGAATTGTACCCAGAACTTTTCCGGGCTGGTTGAGTTGGGTTGGGGGAATAGCCGCAACTTATTATTCTTAATCTCATAAGAGTAGTGAGAAATGCGTGTATAAAGAGCGTCTTCATATGCCATGGCTTGGAGTTTGTTTTGCCAAGTAGGGACGATCTCAAAAGTAGAATCGTCTGCGTACTGTCCATAAGTGCGGAGGTTTCCCACAACTGAGAATCCACCGTAGTATCCATAGAATCTCCACATTGCGCGAGGAGTCTTGTAAAATACTTTTCTAATAACAACTCTTTTATCTTGAACCTGGCCCGCATAAGGGAGAGTACCCGTCAGGGCAGCGGATGCTGATAATATCGCCTGAAGATCATAATCTTGTTGTTGGGGGACCATCTTAAAGGATCCCGAGTAAATAGGAAGCGTGCCTCCGATCGCAGTTTCGGTTGCAGTCCGGTCCCAAACGCGGCGGGGAAAGCCGTAATCAAACCTGGGATAAGCGAGTGAGGCGCTAGCTCCTGAAAGTTCGTTGGTAATCGTGCCGTCTTGGTCGAAGGTACCTGTGGGGGCGCCCAGAAGATCAGAAAGAGCATTCTTACTCTGGTGAATATTCAGAATATAGGAATATTCTAGTACTGACTCCTCATATGCCGCATAAACATTACCGGGAGCCAGTTCAATATCTAATACATCACCACCGAGCTTCTTATATGTAAACGCGACTTGGTCAGAGGCGCCAGATAAGAACGATGGAGACGCGGCATAAATCCCAAACGGAAGTGATGCTGTAACATTAGCCGCCGTTCCGGTGACAGGGAGTACATTTGCATTACTTGTTGATTTGGGATATAGTTTAGGGATTGCCATGCTTTTGCCTCAGGTATTATCTACTACTAAATAGAAAGCCCCGCCTCAAAAGAGACGGGGCTTTCACTATTTTGACCTACGTCAGTTATGCTTAGCCGAGAAGGCCGCGGACAATAACGAGTCCGTACATATCAGGACGCACCATCTTCTTGGCGTATCGAGTCATCACACCCTTGCGAGGCACGAAGTCTTCGACACCGAAGATCGTAGGTGTGGTCTGCAGCGGCACATAAGGTGCATACACATAGCCACTCTCAAGGAAGCTACTTCCACGACGGCCCACTAGGAGGACGTTACGCGGGAAGTACGGATCGACAAAGATGTCGAACTTCTTCGAAATGGAACCAACCTTCACAGCACCCGCGTCTCCGCGGTCGCTATCAGCAGTCACATTGGCACGGAAACCAGCCGTGAACTCAAGGACGTTGGCAACTTCAGGTCCGCAGACGACGAAGTTGGCAGCACCACGGAGAGTCTTACGGTGAATGGCAGCCGAAACTTCGTTGATTGTCTCAACGAGGGTCTCATACCACTCACTCACGTTACCCGTGAAGTCAGCAACGCCAGTGGCCAAGGGCACACCAGTGTCACGGTTCACGAACTGACCGGGGTTACGGCTCCAGTACTTCACACCAGCCTTGGCACCGATTCGGAGGTCTTCAAGGATCTCCTGGTCGATTTCAAGAGCGATCTGCTCAGAAAGAATCTGAGTCAGCTCGACTTCGGCGTCAAGGTTGTGGTAAGCGTTAAGATCCTGTCCTAACTCCGGGGTCCACTTGGCCTTGAGCTTCTTGGTGATTGCTGTGACAGACACGGAATCGACCTTGATGTCGATCTCGGGAATGTTGGCATTACCTTCCAGTCCCCAAACGACCTGGGGAACAACGGCTCCGACGGGGCCAGCACCAGCAAAGTTGTCAGTGATGGTGAAGACGAAGCGCATGTCTCCAGCTGTCGACGACGAGAACGATGACGACAAGTTGTTGACGACAGCACTACCACCATCCGGGGGAATAGCAGCAATTGTGGTGCTACCCGGAGTGTTGTAAGCCACGGTTGTGACCAGAAGTGTCGTGTTCGGGGCCTGGGGGTCGGGACGTGTAAGTGTGCGACGGATAGTACCCGAAGCAGCAATTGAACCGGTCCAAGAAATCGTAATGAGATCATCAGTGTTGAGCTGCGCACCCACGAGGGTGGCAAGCGGAACGGTACCCACGCAGAATGTACTACCCGAGGGAAGATCTGCATCAAACTGCAGAATATCCTGGTTGGTACGCGTCGAGTTGGGACGGAAGTTCAGAATGCTCGATGTTGAGACAACACCATATGCAACTGCCTGTGTACCCGCAACTGTTAACGAAGACGTCGGAGACGAGTAACCGTTGTTCAGGGCATACGGTCCCTCTTCAGAGAACGCTCCTGTCAAGTTAACACCACCAGTGATCTGGGCACCAACCACGTTGCCTCCGTAGATGGAAGAACTAATGGGATAACCATCGTTTCCAATACCTCCGGGTCGGCCAATACGGTTTCCGCCGATCTCACTAGAGATAGTGAAGTCGAGGAAGAAGATGAGGCCCGAGGGCAAGCTCATCGGCTGAACGCTAACGAGATCGTTGGCGATCAGATTGCCGAAAACTCGGCGAACGAGGGGGAATGCGACTGCCGCAAAGCCCTCAACGTCTCCAGCAGCCATGCTGGAAGACTCACGTAGTAACTCTTTCGCTTGGTTCTCAAGCAAACGAGCCATACTATTCCGCTTGGAATCGTCACTAATACCCTCAAGCAATCCGGTGTTTTCCCACTTATTAATAAGTGCTGCACCTTCTGCCGAGAGGTCGCGGTTAACGATACCTTCGGTTAATTTCTGTACAATAGACATTTTATAACCTCCTATGTTTTGTTGTTGAATGTCATTTATTCAAACCTGCTAAACGCAGCATTCGACCCATATTTGGATCGACTGTTGCCTCGTTGTTTTTCTTAGAGTTGAGTAGGAGCGAGGTTGGTCTCTGAACTGCTTCACGAAGTGTTTGTGGTCGTGTGCGCTGATCTGGCGCTGACCCCACTGCGTTTTGAATTGTTTCGTAGATCATCTTCGCTTCTTCAACAGAATTGGCAGATTGAACAGCTTCGGCAATTTGTGTTTTTTGCCGCTCATTCAAGGAGGAGCTATTCAAAGCCTTGTTTTGATAAACAAGCTTGGCGTTTTCCAAGTTCAACTTAGTAAGCTGATTCCTGGATTCAATTAAGAGAGCACGAAGCTCTCTTGTTGATACTTTAAGGTCGGAAATCTTGGCCTCATAAAGGGCCGCGTCGGATACAACGTCGGGGGCCGTTTCAACTTCCTCTTCTTCTTCTTCGTCGCTGTGGGCGGCTAGTGCAGCCCTCATGGCATCGTTGTTGGCCTGCTCGCCACTGTTGTCGGCAGAATTCACTGATGCCCAGCCCTGGGGGCGTGGAGTGCCCTGATATTCAACCTTCTCTGACACTAACTCTTCAATGAGGTCAGCAATCATATCTTCTGTGAGGTTGATATCTTCATCTTCTTCCAGGTCGATGCGCGCTGATGTGCCCGCAAGCTCAGCTTCGTCTTCGCCGGCGTCATTGTCCAGCATGGTGTTCGTTATTTCTTCAGCTATTTCCAAAGAGTCGTTAAGATCAGCCTCAGAGCTTTCAATCCCTGCCGCCTCTTCTTCAGCAATTCGAGTTTTGAGTTCATTAAAATCAATCTCAACAAGTTCTGCTTCGCCGGGGGCGTCAATCTCTTCATTTTGGAAAGCGTATGGTACATCTTCCATGAAGACAGTCGAGGCCGTATCGGCAGCGTCATCTTCCTCCAAACCTAGGGGGTCCATAGTCTCCTGTTCAAGCAGAGCGTCGACCGCTCCGCGGACTTCAGACGAATAACGCTCTAACACTGTAGCCTCTGCGTTTTTGAGGGCCGCTGCCTTGAGGGCTGTTGCATCTACGATGGCTTCTTCTAATAAGGAAGACATAAACTACTCCAATAGCTAAAATTCCACTAATAACTAGTGATTAGGATGACGAAAGGCCTTGACAAGAAAATTATTCTTATTCATCAATGTGAGCCAAAGTGCTCATCAACTGCTTCAGCTCTGCTTTTCCTTCTTTGACACTTCGCTGATATTCTTTAGCGGTCTTATCCATATCTCTTAAAGTCATGGAAATCTGCTCTTCTAAGGCCTTTATTGTTTCAAGGCGTGAGGCTCGATGTTGGCTGATCAAAGAGGAAATTTCCCCTTGTAATCTTTCTTGTTCGTCTTTGACTTCTTTTAGACGAAGATCTTTGATACTAATAAAAATTTCATTTTCCGTTTCTTCAATTGTAAAGTTGTCATCGAAGACTAGAGTTTTGAATTGAAGAAGTTGATTTCGTCCCTTGTTGGCTTTGCCTTTATATAAGGAAACGCCTTTACCTAGATCCTCTCCTCCATTGACAATGTTGAGAACATGATTGTTCATCGAGGCTATGTGGCCCATTAGGGACGACACTGACAATCGACCTACCCCATGGCGATTAGAGTTAACCAGAATATGGTCAAACTTATTGGCATCCGCCACGGCAGGTGAATCTGCGAAGGTCATGGACAGTCCCTGTTCCGTCAGTCGTAGTGGGGAAGACTCGTCAACTCGCAACCCTAATGCATTATCAACGATTTCAAAGCACCGGGAATCACTCTTGAGCTTTTCTAGAGGTAGGGAGCCCTCTAGTTGCGAAGATTGAAGTGCTGTTAGGTTCGAGCCATCTCCTTTGAACTTGGGTGCGGTCAGCTCTTTGCTTACGACCACCGCATCTTTGCTCAGTAAAATGTCTGTGGTGGTCCCCAGCTTCTTTGCGCCGGCGCCGACAACCAAACGGTTTACGACATTCTTTTCCATGACTTCAATGGCGGGCGGATTGATTACAGTTCCGTCAACCAATTCAAATCTATTGGAGATGATGCTATCCGTAAAGGTCTTCTTAGCTGTGATGACCTGTTCGGTGTTATGGGTACAAATATTTTTAGGTGTTGATGCCATTTATGCTATCTCTACATAAGTAGAATCCGGATTGAAATAGATCACGTTAGGTGTATCTGTTCCATACCCAATCACGCGCACATAATTGTTAGAGGCGGTCGGGGCGGCCGCCTTGAATTGGGCGCTAGCCGTAGACACATATACGGGACCTCCTTTAGTAAAGGTACCGGCATAATAACTGGTAGCGTCAAAATAACCTTTGAGTAACATGCCGTCTGCTGAAGGATTAGTTCCCATAGAAATAGCCAATAACTGATTATGGCCTCCGCCGCCAGTGGGATTGCTCCCCGTTGTACCGGCTGATGATGAGGCCCATCCGCCATTAGCATTCAAGTAATAAAGCGCGCCGGCTTGGAGTCCGCTTGCAGAACTCGTACCAAAATATACTACTGCGCCGCCGCCCGTATCATTATTTAGACCGGTGGGGCTGAACGATCCTGTATAGTGAACGTCAAGCGCAGTTTTTGGTGAGTGAGTCCCTACGGCTGCCTGGTGGGCGTATAGGGTACGGAAAGCTAGCTGGCTGCTGCCTATATCCACACTATTCCCCTGGTTAGGATAGAATGTCGTGGGGAAAACCACTCCGACAGAGCCACTAGCAGTGTTGAACTTCAGTAGATCTGTAGTAGAACCGCCCGAATGGGTGATGTAGAACATCAATGGTCCGTTCTTTCCGGGCCCGGAGCCGGTGCCCACAGAACCACTCCGCAGGAGCCATGTAACGTCGCTAGCGTTACTCTTGACACTGTTGACTTTAATAGTGAGACTATCATTACCTGTGCCGAGAGTAGTATTCCCAGCGATGTCGGCGTTGCCGGCAATCATGAGAGCACCGGAGCCAGAGATATTACCGCCGGTAGTATTGAGGTTACCCTCTGCGATTACATTCCCCTTGACCTGGGCGCTTCCCCCTAGCTGCAAGTTGCTGGAACCACTAATGGTTCCGGCTTGGCCAGAGCCGCCGGCAAAAAGACGAATGTCGGCGTTGCCGCCGCCGCTATGGCCCAGAAGGGCCCCGCCGCCGGTGTAGAGAGAATTATTATTGTCGGAGCTGGTGATATTGACAGCCATTCCGCCGCCAGATGCACCAGAAATAAACAACTGATTGCTATTTGAAGTCAGGGTGTTGTTAATAGAAACCCACGGCCCAGTGAACAGGGTGTTGTTGTTGAAACTAGAAGTGACCACCACTTGCAATTTATTGCCGGAGCCTCCCCCAATTTGAGCGCCGACATTACTGGTCAGAGGAACGTTGTGAACAATTAGACCGTTGAAGAATGAGGCGCTGCCCGGAGATCTAAAGTTGAAGTCACCGGTCCACTCGCCCTGGAGGGGGCTGGAGAATTTTGTAACATTAGAGTTGGAGCCGCTGTCGAAATACCAACCCTCGGAGTCATAGTCAATTCCGCCATACATTGCGCCGTCGGAGTCGGAGCCATTGATGATAGACCAAGGACTATTAATAATGCCCGCAAGGGAACTGGTAAGCATGACAGCGGTTTCTAGGGAGCCGAATTCCATGGTGCTCTGGAACGTCTTTGTGAAGGGCCACGCGCCGCTCCCCGACGGTCGAGCAAAAGACACATGAAGATTGCCGCTTCCAGTAAGACGCATATCGCCGCCGTCAGACTGACCGGATGGGGCTTTGATTTCTAAAGTCTCGTAGCTAAGCCTAAGATCGCCGGGCGGAAAGCCGCCTCCGAAGGCGTTAGCTGGTACAGTGTAGCTCGAACTTACAGGGTGTATATAGGGTTCGGTCCCCGTCGAGGAACCCACATTCGCTCCCTTGAGTGCGACACGAGAACCATACGACGAGGTGGTGGTGAACGCCCCGAGGAAGGATCCTGAAACTCCGCTCTGACCATCACCGGCCAAAGTAAGAGATCCACTCTGTGGCTTCAGGCTTAGTGCGCCAGCAGTAAATAACGTGGCTGATCCTACTCCGGTGGAACTACTAACAAAGGGCAAGAAAAGAGTATTGTTGCCTCCGCCAGTAGTGGTAGACACCGTGCCTGCGCCGCCAACATTCTTAAGATACTGGCCATCGCCATAGAAAGCCGAAGCTGATACGTGGCCAGAAGCGGTGATGTTAGCCGAGGATGAGATGGAGGTGTCATTCACCAACAGTGTGGACCCTGCGGGACCTTCTGCGAGGAATATGAGGGCGGTGTTGCCGGAAACATGCAAAGAAGCGCTGGGAGTTGTTGTGCCAACGCCAATGCGCATCCCTAAGGCTGAGCCAGTGACGAACAGCCCGGGCTCTACGGCAGGGCCGTCGACTCGGAATGCCGGGCCGCCGTTAGAAGCTGAAACATGAAGTTGAGCCGTTGGGAAAGTACTCCCGGCCATACCGGCGCCGTTGCCAATACCCACGAATCCTCGCGTGGTCTGACCGCCGCCATCCGCGATGCAGAATCGATAAGCGGGGGTACCACCCAAAGAAGTTTCAAATATTGAAAAGCCGATGTAGTCAGAAATGAAACTATATGAATTATTGTTGCCTGCGCCACGGGCGTTGAGTGCAGTAAGTTGGAAGGCAGCGCTGGCTGGATCCTCGATCTCTAGGGACCGGGCAGGAGAGTCCGTGCCGATGCCAATTCGGCCGGAGCCGCTTACAAAAAAGAGGGGCCTACCACCAGCCACGCTGGAATCCAGTCGGAAAACTGGGCCAGCGCCTGCACCGGTGCCTGATACATGCAGAGAAGCGGAGGGCTCTCCCGCGGATCCCACGCGGATACTACTTGTAGTGTAGGCATTTCCGGTGGCCAGTGTGGTAAAGATACCCCCGCCAGAACCGCCGCCAACATTCTTGAGATATTGGCCGTCGCCATAGAAAGCTGAAGCCGAAACGTGACCAGATGCTGTAATGTTTAAAGAAGCGGAAACGTTTCCTAGAACTTGAACCAGCGTATTGGACGCCGAAACGTTGAGTACTTTAACTCCACCTACACCAAAGGAAATGAAGTCATTTCCCCAATCTATGTATGTATCTTGATTGGGATCATCTTCGGCGTAAATGTCGCCTCTGAATATTCTACCTTTTGCTGAACCGTATGCCATTGATTATTCTCCGGGTATATTAAATAGTATCCATTCTTATCTATGAAGGTTTAAAGTAAAAAGGGTGGGTACCCCGAAAGATACCCACCCTCATTATTATAGTCTCTGTCAAAAGACTCAGAGAATCTTAGACGATTCTCCAGTCATCACTAGCAACGTAGATCAGTTCCACGGCGCCTAAGGCCGATTCGTGATTCACAGAAGTAGAGCCACCATCGATGAACTGAGCACCAGCTCTCTGGATCACGATCTGGTTTCCGTTCATGACGCCAGGAGCTTTGACCACAACTCGGTCGCCGATGTCCGGGCCGGACGGTAGCGTCCAAGTACGATCAGCGGTAAGCGATGCGGATCCATAGTTTACACCAGCCACGAGAGTGTAGTTCGCGTCGCCGATACCCTGCGGAGCAGCATAAGCAGTCAAGCTAATCACACCGTCACCGTCAGCCACAAGACCGCCGCCGGCGAGGTAACCGCCAATTCCGCCCATCGTAACTTTCTTCACGTTGGCTCCATCATCAAAGTAGAGATGATCGCTAGCGGCGATGTCGACTGCGGTGGCCGGGATTACGTTATCCACGGATCCCATAGTTACGATACCACTGAGAGTCGAGGCCAAGCCAACAGCTAGGCTGCTTTTGAGGTCGGCTGCGCCAACGAGCTTAAGAGCACCAGAACCGGAAAGAGCTGAATTAATTCTCACCTCAGTACCGGCACCAATGTCTAGATAACCAGGCGCGTCCGAGTTAATGTTAATCCCACCCTCGCGGAAACTGAGACCCATGGCGTCTTCCAAGCGAAGACCGATGTCCGGAACGTGCATCAGGGAGACATCTTGATCGGCACCGAAGTAGAGAGATGCGTTGTCAGTGTAGATAGAGACATCGCCTGCGCCGCCGCCGATGTTGCCGACGCTGAATGCAGCCTCGCTTCCGCCGTTGCTGCCGAAGTCAAAAGACTGAGCGCTAACGGTGAGGACGTCCTCCGAGGCGTTATCGGTAACATAGAGAAGACCATCACCAAGGTAAGCCGAACCAGAGGCCGACGAACTGACTGCGATAGAGTTGTACCCATTCAGTGAGCGCGCTGTGTTGTAGATGATCTGGGAGTCATCAGACAGCAAGCCACTCGTAGAAACGAGAGGCAGACGACCAGATGTAAGATCTGATAAAGTCAGACCAGCAGCTGAGACATCACCCGTAACGGTAAGCTTACCGGTCTGCGCATTCATCGTAATACGATCAGCTGCAGTATCCATGGTAGTGAGAGTAACCCCATCACCGGACGCAGCGACACCGACCAAACGGAACTCGGTGGGGGCACTAGAGTCAGCAACGTCAACACTGTCGGAACTAACGTTCGTGAGGCCGGCGCCATCACCGAAGAAATACGAAGCCGAAACATGAGCAGAAGCGGTCATGTAGGTGGCTGTAGCAGCGGAGCCCGAGAGAACTCCTGCGGCTGATATTGTGGCGAGATCGAGGACATTGATACCACCGTCAAGCGAAGCAAGACCGGACTGGAACGATGTATCAAACATCTTGGTAGCAGTACCGAGAGTAGTACCGCCGTTAGAGTCCGGCTCGATGCTAGCTCCGTTGGTTACGACCTTAGAGCCGAAGATGCTAACAGCGTTTGCACCGGTTGAAACAATCTTTGCTGCTCCACCGTCGCCGGCGAGGAAAACATTACCGTTTTGAGATAGAATAACGTCTGCACCCGCCGTGACGTCGGCGTCGACAGTCAGAGAGGGCCCGCTGATTGCAGCGGAAGCAGAGAGAGTACCAGATACGATCATCCCTCCTAATTGTGTAAGGGAGCCGGACATGTCCGCATGCCCCATTTGGAATTTGTAAGCCATTTTTTAAATCCTCCTATAGATTAAATGACGAAGACGCGTAGTTGTTATGCCTATAAGGATCTCATTTGAAAGCACCATACAAGGGAGGAGTGAGAGAAATTTGTACTTACGACCGTCTTCTATAACATGTAGTGGTTGGACGAGTAAAAAGCATCTTTATTCACTCAACTATCTAATAGTCTCTAATCTGTCTCTTATACACATCTGACGCTGCCGACGATCTTACGCGTGT